AAGTAAAATAGATTCACATCCACAACTTCAGGGTAAAGATGAAATGTTATCTGTAGAAGAATACAATGTAAAAGTAAAACAGCTTGAAAATACTCGCATGATTGTAGGAGAAAACTTTGGGTGTGTACATTATAAAAAAGATTAATTATGAAACAAACAGCAGTTGAATATTTACTTGTAGAACTTGCTAAGACAATAAAAAGTGTACCTGCACATACTTGGGTAAGAGTTTCTGATATTATAACGAAAGCAAGAGAAATGGAAAAGGAACAGATAATTGAAGCATCTCATATTATGTATATGAATGGAACTACAAAATACCCAATTACAGCAGAACAATACTACAACGAAACTTTTAAAAAAGATTAGTATTTATTTTTATGAATAAACAAGTAATAACAAACATGTTTCTTACTAAAGAAGCATTTGAGCAATACGCACGTGAACTGCGTGAGAGAAAAGCTCAAGAATATGGTATGACACTAGAGCAGTGGGATGCTGCTGTCATTAATGGCCAAGTAGTAGAACCTGTTAGTGGTTCAAACCCAAAACCATAATACCCAGCCTATATGATAAAATACGTTACACCAGAAGAATCCCAATATTATATTAAATTACGCCCAGGTCAAATGCATAAGGCCGATGCGTTTACTCGCATTCCCGACGACACTGGCTGGGATCATGTGCATTATCTTGCACATTCTGTTATAGATGCGTCAGGTGGTGTACGCAAAATTGAATATGTTTATGTATTAGTTAATAAATCTGTGCCAGGAATGGTGAAAATTGGTATGACAAAAAATACACCAGATGAGCGTGCTCGCCAAATATCGGCAGCTACTGGTGTAGCTACACCGTGGATACCCGTATTTTCATTTAAATGCTATCGTTCTGATTTGCTCGAAGAGGAAGTACACGAATATTTTGCGACTCAACGCGTTAACGAATATAGGGAGATGTTCGCTGTTGATTCATATACTGCTCAAAAAGCAATTGAGGTGCTTGGACAAAGATATTCTAGTATATTACATGCTGACAGTTTATTATCTAATGATTTAAAAACTGAAGAAAATGAAGACTTCAATCTTTGACAAAATCGCTGTAATCTTAGCTTGGGTATTAGTTCAAACAGTTATTGGCATTGGTTGTATCCACTTAATAAAAATGTGTACAAACGATTTAGCTTCTATTGCTGTTTGTATCCTTAATTTTATTCTTTGTTATTTTTGGTCGTCTAAAATGGTTAAAGAAACTAAAAAAGCGTTTGGTTTCTAATATATATGTAGTTAGATAAGTAGGAGAGAGGCCAATGGCCTTTCTTTAACGGCTTATTTATTTTTATATATATTTATTAGAGATGAGTACCTACAAAATTAAATTAGAAGACAAAGCTGCTCTTTTGAATCGTTTAGAAAAGCAAGATATTGCTATTGATAGCTTTGACATTAAAGATAATAAATTAAAAGGTTATTTTGAATTTACTGTAGATGATCCTGAAGTGAACAGTATCATAAAGACTATTTTGAAGAAATCCCCCAAGATCAATAAAATTAAAGAAAATAAGGTTCTTACTAAAACTCAGTTGTTACAAATTATTCGTGAAGAATTAAATAGATAACTTATTTGGAGAGGCAGAATCTCTTTCGTATTTTTTACCTACAAACGTTTGGAAAATGTTTGAAAAAAGAAAGGATGAGAGAGAATGAGGGAACAGAAAGGTTCATATATTTATATATAAATACATATTATGCGATTTAAAAACAACGTATTAGATAAATTGAATCAAACAGATGCTTTAGTTAATCGTCTTGCTGTTCAAGTAAATAGAAATATGTCTCAAAATGAAATACTTGAGACTCTTACTATATTGAAAGAACAAATTGAACAAACTAGAGAAATGATTTCTATTGAGCATGACGATTTTGCTCAACAATTTTCACCAAGATAATTAACTTATGGTAACAGCGTTATGGGTAATAGGTATTCATTTATTTGAATTACTATTAATAGGTGGATATTTACTTGTTAGAAAAAATAATACACTTGAAAAAGTTATTAATGATCAACAACAATATATCGATGCTATTAGTATTATAATTGAAGATTCTAGTAAAACTATTCAAGAACTTGATGCTCGTGGGGCATTTGAAGCCGATGATGAAGTTGGTACTTTCTTTAGAAATTTAAAAGAAATTCAAACTGTTTTAAACCAATTTAATACTCGCAAAAACTAATTTGGTTACGGTATTTTCTGTTCATATATTTTTTATATTAAACACTAAATACTATGCTACATTACTACGAAGAAGATTTAGACATATATCTAAATAATGAGTTAGGGAAAGTTGCCTTAACTAAACGCGGACAACCTCGTCGCCGCAAACCAAAAGAACCTCGCGTTTATTTTACTCAAGAAACAGAAGACGCTATTATTCGATATCTGGACTCTGATGATCAAAATTTTAGAAATAAGATTTACAGAGAAGAGATTGAATATGCTTTTTACAAATTAGCCGAAAATATTATTCATACCTTTAAGTTCTATTATACTGACTCAGATACAATAGAAGATCTAAAGCATGAAGTAGTTACATTCTTACTTGAGAAGCTTCATTTATATGACCAATCTAAAGGTAAAGCATATTCTTATTTTGGTACTATTGCCAAACGTTATCTTATAATTTACAACAACAACAACTATAAGAAAATTCAAGAACACGCTGAAATTGAAGAAATAGACGAAGATAAAAATGTATTATACGAAACTATTCGTGAAGCTGAAGAGAAATCCGATCCTAATACTTTTATAGATCAATATGTTAAATATATTGATAAACATTTATATAATTTATTCCCCAAAAAACAAGATGCTAAAGCCGCAGATGCTATTATTGAATTATTTCGTAAACGTGAAACACTAGAAATATTTAATAAAAAAGCATTATACATTTATATTCGTGAAATAACAGATACTAATACTCCTCATATCACCCGCATAACTAAAAAATTAGACGCTTTACGTATTCGTTTATATAATGAGTACTATGAACATGGGTATATAAAGATTTAAGGATATTATATTTATTGATAAACGCGATTTATGGCTAATTTTGACGATATAAAGTTATTTGGTGAAACGTCCTTATCGGACATTTTTAAGCAAGCTCACAAACGTACCAAAGATACTGATAAACAAATTAATGAATTGATTGATGCTCTTAAACCCCTTGCATCATCTAATGCGGGTTCTGCAGTAATGTTAATGCCTACTGTTAAAGATTTAATTGACGTTAATGTAAAAAATAACGAACAATTAATTAAAATGGCAGGAATTGCACAGAGAGCGGCCACTACTACAACTAACAACGCAGATTCATTTTTCAATCCAGATGAAATTCAACAATTATTGGAAGAACAACAGGCTGTACAAATTGAGGGACAAAAATTATTAGAGAAAACTGAGGTTATCCAACATCAAATTGAAAATAAATGAGGATAAGAGAAAATTTAGGTACACTAGTAGCGGCTACATCCCCTACCCGCCAGACGAATAGAAAAGGAAATACTCAGAATATAGGAAAAGTATATGGTGTTATAACTACTGAAAATACTCCTACAAAAGAACTATTTGAAAAATATGGCGGATGGAATGGGGTAGGTACTGTTTTTTATCTCCCATACAATGAATTTAAAAATTCTGAAATTACAGATTTATCTTTATGTTCTACAGCCTTACCCTTTCACGCCAGTACTCAAAATTATCCTCTTATAGGAGAATTAATCTATTTAGTAGATGCTCCTTCACCTTCTAGCCAAATAGGCCCCAGTAATCCTTCTACAAAATATTATACAGGAACTATTAACTTATGGAATAACAACCAACAAAATGCTCCTGGAGAAGGCAGTTTAGGTAAAACATTTAATGAAAATGCTGACATTAGAAAATTAATTTCTTTTGAAGGGGATAGAATATATCAAGGTAGGAAAGGAAATGGTATTCGATTTGGTTCTACAGTTAAATCTAGGGCTAATATAAATGAATGGAGTAGTGTGGGGAATGATGGAGATCCTATTACTATATTAGTTAATGGATATATAACAACAGATACTGGTTCTTTAAAACCAAATGTTGAAGAGATAAATAAAGAATTATCATCGGTGTGGATGACATCAACTCAAAAAATTCCACTTCAACCAGGAGCTTTAATAAAAAATCCTGTTTTTTCTCCTATAGAAACTAATAACTACACTAATCCTCAAATTATATTAAATAGTGATAGAATCGTCTTAAATACTAAAAAAGATGATATAATCTTAAATTCAAGTGGATATATAGAATTAAGTACAGATAGTATTATTAATTTAAATAGTGCGGGATGGATTCATTTAAATATAGAATCAACAAATCCTGATTCTCAAATATTATTGGGTACCCAAACAAACAAAACATTCCCTGATAATCCAGTATTGTTGGGAAGAGAAACAACAGAAATATTGTCTGATATTTTACAAGCTCTGACAAGTTTAGCATCATATTTATCTTCTACAGTATCTGTAACAGAAGGATCAGCTATACCCTCCGTTAATGATGCTGGGGAACAACTATTCAATGATATAGGTAGGCTACAAAATAAATTAAATAAATTTAATCATTTATCTAAAAAAGTATTCACAATATAATGGCTGAATCTATAATATCAAATACCCCAATCCCAACTCCTCCTCCTCCAGGAGATATATCTAGTTTAGCACCTCCGGGTACTTTAAATACGTTATCTAAATCTACATTACCTAAAACATTTGGTGATCAATTACCTAAGTTAGCTGCTCAGCAGGTATTAGCAGCTGCTTCTAAAAGCAAATTAGCTAGATTAACAAAAGAAAAAGCAATTCTAATTCAAGAAGGAATACAGTTAGATATACAACATCAAGTTACCTTATCTAAACTTGAGCAGGCTAAGACTCCTAAAAAACAAATTCAAAATGGTCAAACAGTAGAGATTCCTGCTGAATTAACAGAAGAGGAATATCAAACTGCTCTTATAATAGAAAATGGAGGTATCTTACCTAACGGACAACAAATCAAAGGGAATTATCCTACTGCTAAAGAAAATTTACAAAAACAGAAAGATGAAAATCAAAAACAAATAGATGATATTTTAAAAGATCCCTTCAAAGCACAAAAAGATAAATTAGGAAAGCTAAAAAATAAATTAAAAAAAAGACAGAAAAAAACTAAAGAAGAAAAACGAGCTGCTAAAAAGGCTAAAAGAAAAGCTATTTTAAGTGGAGCTAAAGGAGTAGCTAAAACTTTAGTTCCTGTTATAACTCTTTTTATTGTAGATAAAATAGCAGAAGTAATAGCTCAAAATGATAAAATAGGCCAATTAGTAGACGATACTAATGCTATTATAGAAGAAGCAAATTTATCTAATGATCCTGTTAAATTACAAAACGCTAAATTAGCTAGAGATAATGCTATTAGGATAATAACTGATAATGAAAATAAAATAAAAAAGATAAACGAGGATATTCAAAGGATATCGATCTATATTAATATATTCAGCGCTATAATAAACATAATATCAGCTATCCCCATCCCTACAGCAGTCCCACCAGGTGTTGGTATTCCTGTTAATTTGATAATAAAATTCGTTAAAATATTAGATAAAGCAAATAAAATTGTAATATCATTAAGTGCTTATCTTCCCACAATATTGTTAAGTTTAGATAAAGCTATACAAATATTAAATGACTACAAGTCTCAACTATTAGACATAAATGGTCAGATAGATAATGCTGCAACTAATTCTGGTTTATTCTTAACAAATCCTACAGGAATATTTGATGAATATAAAGGATTTAGATTTGCAATAAAAGAAGAAGATAATCCAAAATTTGTTGTTAGGGGTTATAAGAGACGATATGCTGTTGCTATTAACAAAAGAGATATTGAATCTGCAAAAAGTGAATACTCATTTACATTAGATCCCAATGATTTAATTGAGCAACTAAAATTAATAATAGATCAACGAAATTTACAAGCTTAAAATATTTATTTATATGAACATTAAATCATTTAAAAAACTAATTAAAGAAGCCGTAGTTGAGGCTATTTATGAAGAGTTACCTGATATTATTAATGAAGCTTTAGCTAAACAAAATAAACAGCAACTTCATGAAGGAAAAAGCATCAATTTCACTAGTGCTGATATAGCTCCATTATCTGGGGATGTACGTAGCTCATTAATGGCTAAAATGGGAGCAGAATTTGGTTTTCAACAACCTCAACGCAACGATTTAAAAGTCATAGATGCTGTTGATCCTTCAACTGGGGAAAAGGTCAACCCATACTTAGCATTCATTACTGATGCCGCAGCTAATATGACGGCAGCTGATAAATCAGGATTAAGAAATTTAGGATAAAATGCCAATACCTCAAACTATACGTGTAAATCCTTTAGATTTGCAAGGAAATATTGCTATTGGGATATCTCTACCTTTTAATGGTCCTGCTGGGCCTTTCAATAGTACATATAGTACTAAAGATCAAACTAAATCCAATTTAATTAATCTATTATTAACCTCTCCTGGAGAAAGGATAATGAATCCTGAGTTTGGATGTAATTTAAGAAAAGCAATATTTGAGGGGATAAATGAAAATTTAGTAGAATTAATCCAAAATATAATTTCAGACAGTGTATCTATATTCTTGCCTGAAATAGAACTTACAGAAATATTAGTAGATATATCAACCCCTGATAGTTATACAGTATCAGTCACAGTTGGATATAGATTAAGAATATCACAAGAAGCTGATAAAGTAACAGTACAATTTATATAAAAGATGGCAAATAATAATGTATCATATTTAAATAAAACCTTTAGCGAATTTAAGTCTAATCTTATAGATTATGCTAAAACATATTTTCCTACAACATATAATAATTTTTCAGATGCAAATCCTGGAGCATTATTTATAGATATGGCCTCCTATGTAGGTGATGTGTCATCATTCTATTTAGATACTCAAGTACAAGAAAACTTTTTATTATATGCTAAAGAAAGAGAAAATTTATTTGCTCTATCTTATATGTTAGGATATCGTCCTAAAGTATCATATTCTTCTAATACTACAGTAGATATATTTCAATTAATCCCTAGTACTACTTCTGGTGGAAATCTAGTACCAGATTATACTTATGCTTTATTAGTACCAGAAAATACTATTTTAACTTCTAATACTAATAATACCCAATTTATTACTACAGATAAAGTAGATTTTAGAGAAACAGATAATACCGAGGTTAGTTTTGTAGATGATAATTATTTTTTACTTAAAAAACAAGTAAAAGTAATATCTGCTACTATAAAATCAACAACTCTCTCATTTGGAACACCCCAAAAATTCTCAGTTGCTAATATTACAGATACCAATATATTACAAATATTAGATGTAACCGATAATCAAGGAAATAAATGGTATGAAGTTCCATATTTAGCTCAATCATCATTATTTGATAAAGTTTCTAATCCAAGTTCAGGTAGTGATGGTGTACCTTATCTATTACAATTGAAAAGAGTACCTCGCCGTTTTGTGTCTCGTTTTCTTTCAGATGGAGTATTACAATTAGAATTTGGAGCAGGGGTATCTAATATAACTGATAATAATATATTACCAACACCAGATAATATAGGTTTAGGTCTAGTACCAGGTATTTCTAACTTATATAATAATTTTAATAAAGCCTCTGTATTCTATACACAAGAATATGGTTTAGCTCCTAATGGAACTTTAACTGTTAGATATATTACTGGAGGAGGAATAACATCCAACACACCTGCTAACTCTATTACAGTTATAAACAACTCAACATCCTATTTCCCTAGTGGTATTACAGGTCCTTTAGCTACCTACATATTAAATAGTTTAGCATCTACCAATCCTGTAGCATCATCGGGAGGAAGAAATGGGGATACAGTTGAAGAAATTCGCAATAATGCTTTATATGCTTACCAATCTCAGTTACGTGCAGTAACTAGAGAAGATTATATAGTTAGAGCATTATCTTTACCTTCTGAATATGGTTCTATTGCTAAAGCATATGTTACTCAAGATGCTGCTCGTGAAGAATTACCAACATCAACAGTAGCAACTACTGAAGGTCGCAATCCATTATCACTAGATATGTACATATTAGGTTACAATAGTGATAAACAATTAACAACAACATCGACTACCTTAAAACAAAATTTAGCATCATATATTAATGAATTCAGAATGGTAACAGATGCTATCAATATTAAAGATGCCTTCTATATTAATATTGGGGTAAATTTTGATATTGTTGTAGCTAATGGATATAATAACAATGATGTAATATCTAATTGCATATTATTATTACAAGACCATTTTAATATAGATAAATGGAATATAAATCAACCTATTGTGTTATCCGATATTACGGCATTATTATTGAGAGTAACAGGAGTACAAACAGTAACTAAGGTTGAAATTGTAAATAAGTATGGAGGAGATTACTCACCATATGCTTACGATATTTTTGGAGCTACAAGACAGGGTAATATATATCCTTCATTAGACCCCAGCATATTCGAATTAAGATTTCCTGACATTGATATTCAAGGAAGAGTTGTACCCTTTATAATTTAAAAATACAAATAAAAATGGCTGTTTATAAAATATTTCCTGAAAAAAGTGTAACCTTATATTCATATTATCCTACTTTAAATACAGGATTAGATGAAATACTGGAACTTAGTACTTTTGAATCTATCGAAAGTACAAACGAAGTATCTCGTATTCTTATCAAATTCCCATCAGATGAAATAAATAATACTATTAATAATATAGGAACAGCTAGTTTTGATTGTTACTTAAAAGCATATTTAGCAAATGCTTCTGAATTACCTTTAGGATATACTATATATTCTTACCCTGTAGCAACAGATTGGAATGTAGGGACAGGCAGATTAGCGAATTTACCTATTACTACTGATGGAGCTAGTTGGGAATATAAAGATCAAGACGCTGGAAGTAATTGGTTTACAATTGGATCTTTCCCATCAGGAACAACAGGTTCTTATGATTCTACTGGAAATACAGGAGGTGGTTTATGGTGGACAGGGTCAAATTATGTTGCTACTCAATCTTTTAATCAAAAATCATCAAAAGATATTGAGTTAAAAACAACTAATATTGTTAGAGCTTGGAATAGTGGATCTATTTCAAATTACGGTTTTATAATTAAACACAGTGATTTAGTAGAATTCACAACGGCTTCTAAATTTGAAACCAAATACTTCTCAGGAAACACACATACTATATATCCTCCTTGTTTAGAAATAAGATGGGATGATTCAATTTATAATACAGGATCTCAAGCAGTAATAGATTCTGATCTATATGTTACTAGCATAGGTAATAATAAAAAAGAATATCAACAAGACTCAATACAACGTTTTAGAGTTAAAGTTAGAGCAAAATATCCTCCTAGAACATTTGCATTATCATCATTTACTTATGCTTTAGCGAATTATGCTTTACCTGTAACATCATATTGGTCAATTAAGGATTTGGATACTGAAGAAATTGTCGTAGATTATGATGAAAACTATACTAAAATAAGCTGTGATCCAAACGGAAATTATTTTGATTTATATATGAATGGATTAGAACCAGAAAGATATTATAAATTACTATTTAAATCTGTATTATCTAATGGTGAGACTATTATATTTGATGAAAATTATTATTTTAAAGTAATTAGATAATGGGACAGCAGATTAATATAGAAAAACAAGTATTTGATAAAGACCAATTTGGTAGAGTAATAGACACCAGGTTTAGTCAATTACTTAATCAACAACAAACAGAAGAAAATCTTGTATTTAGTATTGAAGATTTCTTTGAATTATACGAATCTTTATTTTATCAAATACCTAAAGAAGGAGATAATGAATCTCACAGATATATTTTAGAAAAAACAGCAGAATATTTAGGTGTAATAGTAAGTCAAGATGATATTCAAGCATTACTTGATGAAATTACTAATTTGAGACAACAGGTACTAGATTTACAAACAACATTAAGTGATATTAGTAAACAATAATGGCAAATAATATAAAAATAATAGGTAACATAACTAATATTTCTGCAACAAATCGTTACTCAGAAGCAGATATAAACCTACTTACTTCTAAAAGATTACAAGAAGATTTTGGTGCTGAAGAAGATTACATAGAGTATTATGTATATGATGCTGCTGAAAATCTACTAAATATTACTTACAGTTATTTATCATATAAATTACCCACAGGTAGTGCTCTCACACCAGGAATAAATACTCCTCCTAATACTACAGGAGAAATTCAAACAACTGATATAGGAATTGAATCTACTTTAACTACAACAGGTTCTTTATACCCAGTTATTGAAATAGATCCTATTCAGGATTTACAAAATTTAGGATATTCATCTGGTGAGTTTGTTGTTAAATATAACTTTTTCCAAAACAAGATATCTAGTAATGTTGATAGAACTCTATTCGTTAAGGAAATATCTAAAGATAGAACTGAAATACGTTTAGGATCTACGGTATTAACAAATGAAGAAATTGAAACCGCTGCTTTAGATTTAATTAATAAAATTAATAATACTGATTCGTATTATGTAGATTATTTATTAAATTTTGGAAATAACGAACAATATATAGCAGTTAACGTTGCTTTAAATAAAGATCCTGAGGG